TGGTAATGGAGGCAGCACAAACGGTAAGGAAACTGTAGTTAGAATTGAGCAACCCCTGATTATTAGTGCTGGTCAAGCTACGGCTACCAAAATTGACCCGATTACTAAAAAACCAATTGACCCTGTTACAGGGAAACTTACATGAAACGACTATTAATTCTTCTGCTATTAGCAGCTCCAGCTAATGCAGATATTCAGCATACGATTTCTAAATCAACTTCTCTTACTGTGGGAGCCGCAGCATCTCACGCAAAACGTATAGGGACTTCGTTTGCAATTGCGGGATCAGGGGTGGATACAACCGATGGCACGACCGCTAATACTGTCAGTACTGGAACAGTATCTTCAGGTATTTACACACCAGGAGTCATTGCAGCAACTCAAGATGTTCCAGGTGCGGCATTTTCGTTCTCGGCTTCTCTGACAACAGGAGACGTAGTTCCGACTAGCGCAGTCACCACAGGAACCACGCCTAACTTCTCAGACATTGTGACTACGGCTTCGGGCACAGCAGGGTCGCTCGCTGGCACGATAACTGACACTGCAATAACTTTGACTGCTGGAGGAGCAAACACAACCGCAATTGGTCAGATAATTAATGAAATCAAAGTGGACTAAGATTGCACTTCTGTTTATTATTTTTGCCCCACAAGTTAGGGCAGAGAAGATAGTGCCAAATTTTCAACAGGGAGTTTTAAATAATCATACTGAGACTAAAAGTGTTATAAATCGTGACTTGACTATTTACGAATTTAGGACAGGGTATTCGCTAACAGTAGGGGGCACAAATGTAAAACCTTCTACTAATAATATTGCACCTTCAGGGTTTGTTAAAACGCCTGGAACAGTATCAGGAGTCGCTACAACTTACGTCATGCCAGATCTCTCAACTAAGCCTCAGTACTCAATAGTTAGCGAGGGTGCAGCCTTTAGTTACTATGAAACACTAGAAACTCCAGGGATAAAATCTATGACAAAAATAATTGAAGAGCAAACAATAGAAAGTGTTAGTGACAGCACGAGTACTTTTCAATGAAGCATCTTTATTTAGCTCTCTTATTTATTACTTTACCTGTTAAGTCCTTGGCACAAAGTATTAATACATCAAGTCAATCGACTGGAAATGTTACAAACCAAGCTGTGCAAATAGTCCCTTCTCGCCAGTTCCAGTACCAGTTAGGAGCTAATCAAGTATGTCAAGGAGCAACATTAAATATATCGCCATTCCTCAGTTCTACCAATAGTTTTGGGTCTCCTTATCAGCCCTATTATTCTAGAAATATCTATTCAACAAAAGATATAGTAGGTGCAATTGATGCTGATGGGAATGATATAGGAGATGGAGAGCCAGACGAACCCACAAAGATAATTAGAACAGAACAAGTTCGTACAGGGATGCAAGAATCGAACACAAGTTTAAACGGCGGCATAACGGCTACATTCAGTATTCCATTGTCTTTCAGATACCAGAAGCTTTGCAAGCTTGGGATGCAAAGACAAGTCGAAATGTATGAAGCCTCTTTGGCATCAAAAAGATTGAATTACGAGATGTCCAGATTAGCGACCTGCGGAAAACATATTCGTGAAGGTACTATTTTTATTGGAGAAATGGCAAAGATATGTTCAGATGTAAAAGTAGTTTCGCCTCCAAATGTTGAACATACCCACGCTATTTCTTCCGATCTCTCTGCAACTTCCGACGCTCAAAAGTAGATAAAACTTTTTGTTTTTTACCAATTATTTTTTTTACTTTAGCTATTAATTTTTTAAATATTGGCTTCAATGCTTTAGTCAGAATAGGAGCTAAAAGAGTTGCACTTGTAGCGACTAAAGTGATTCCAAATGTGGTGGATGCGACCGAGGGACTAGGGAGATACTTGTCTGCAATATTAGTTGGCCCCCAGATTTCAAGACACTTATCTCCGACCAGCTCGAACCCGATCACCTTCTCTTTCGCCTGTGCATTTCTTATATCCCCTAGTCGATACTGTTGATCTTTTGCCGGACATTCAATCTCCCCATCACTTAAATCGACCAATCCAGTATTTGCATCCGAGTCATTATCTTTCTTGTTTTTTTGCGATTTAGGTTCGTCGTCAGGGGGTGTAGGGGTAGGAGGTTTTTTTAAAGTTTGCATTTTCACAGGGTTATATCTCATCGGTTCAAAGAACGGAAAGATAAAATCAAACCCTGGTTTTTCTACATTTAATTCTCTTGTTATTTGTGGAGTAGTAGGGAGACTATTTATTTTTGGTATTCCAACTTTCTCTACTTCTATCTTTTCAATCTTCACTTAGCAGTCAACAAAACTAGAAGCAATATTTTTACCAGCCGTCGCTGCTTTTCTGGTAGCTATTGAATTAGCCAACCATCCAACTACAGGCAAGTTAGAAAGGAAACCTGACGCTGGTGTAGCAGTAATCAATGCACCTCCAACTATTTCTCCTTGAGATTCAGCAGAACCTTTATTTTTAATGCAAGCAATATAATCAGCAGTTAATGAATTACTTGGGCTATGAGGTAATAGTTCTTTATGTATGTAAGTAGTTTTAGTTTTTCCACCCCATGAAGGAGAACTACTTTCAGATGTATGTAGAGAAAGCTTTGGATCATTCATATTATGACTCATCGAAATTTCAATAGCTCCATCTTTATTTTTGATATATCTCATTTGAGAAGAGCTATTATCAGTCGTTGCTAAATGATTTAGGCTTGGAATACTATTATTACTTCCAAGTAAATTAATCACCATAAAATTAGATCCAGCAAGACCTAAACCAAGGACTAAAGTTGATAACCCTTGTAGAGATTTAAACTGAATCATCTATTAAATGGCATAGCTGGCCCAGTCATTTTTGGGACAGTAGGCATAGATCCTTTTACTAATGCAGGTAGTTCTTTTTTGACGTTATCTAAAACAACATCAAGTATTTTTGACCTGTAGATAAAAGCACCACCTAACCCTGCCACGCCCAAAATGAACGCAGCAAAGTTTATGTAAGTAAGAATTTTAAGCATTACTCAGGATTACCAACTTCAGACTTAGCCGCTTCTAGTATTTGAATTTGAATGTCTCCAATTTCTTTCAAAATTGGGTTTAGACGTTCCTGATTTTCCTTGTTGATCTGTTCAACTAAAGCATCTTTTTCCGCTTCTTTAGCGATTAAGTTAGATGCAAGATCAGTAGTATTAGACATAAAGAAAGTATATGCCTCTAAATTATAAGGCTAATGTCTATTCCTGACCTGTTCGGCCAGCACTAAGCATAGAACTTTTTAACTTTCTATTTGATTGATTTCTTTCCAAGAGGTTGTGTATTCATCCCAGATGTATCCTTTGCCGTCAGTAGGCATAGGTGTTGGAGGTTCATACTGACAGGTTGATTCATTAAAAATCCAAGAAGAAGGGATGTCACCGTTGTTATATTTTGCTTTTTCTAAATCTTGCGCTGCTTTCTTTTCATCATCAGTCATATCTATTACATGCCAAACATCTTTTACTTTTCCATCAATAAATTTATACTCCAACCCATTGTGACTAAAAGCTAAACAAATATCAGCTCCTTTTGTTTCGTCAAATTTTGTATATGCACTTAAAATTGGTGGTGACACTCTTTCAAATTCAACATAACCACTAGGAGAACCAATGTTAAAATCATGTTCTGGAAAAAGTTGTTTTAAATTTGACTCCTCTAAAGGGTTGTTTATTGGTTTGTTTTGATCGTCAATTTGTATGTATAGAGTCATAATAATTACTCGTCAGCAGTTCTAGTAGAAGGATAAGCCCTTTCGTTTCCGGGGTAAATAATTCTAAAAGCACCGTCAGCACCAGCACTAGGTTTATTAAAAGCTCCATTTGTTGAAGAAGAACCACCTGCACCTCCTCCTCCTCCATACGGCCCACCCATACTAGGCTCATTTTGAGCTGAGTTTGTCGGAGTATTGACACCAACATTATTGTAAATGTCTCGACCACCTGTGCCGCCTGACCCTCCACTGCCACACCCTGTGTGGATTCCACTGCCACAACCATGCCATTGTCCTGTCCCTCCAGAGCCGTTACTACCTTCACCTAAAATTCCAGTACCTCCACCAGCACCAGCAGCATATCCACAACAAGAAGAACCACCACCGCCAGCACCACCGCCACTGCCTGATGATCCACTTGTTCCACTACCGCCACTGCTAGCACAGGCATTCCCGCCAGCTCCACCAGTTCCAGAATATCCACCTGCGCCACCTCCTCCACCGTTACCGTTGTGCCCATATCCACCTGCGCCACCTGCATACCCACCAGACATGGTACCTTTTGCGGTTCCTCCTACTCCTCCACTTACTTGATTACTGCCATTACCGACACTACCTCCTGAACCGCCAGCCGCCCCAAAGTCACTACCGATTGTGATCGTACTGTCTCCACCATTAGCTCCCGGTGTGTTACCTGAAAAGCTTGTAAAGCCTGAAGCACCAACTACCACTGAATAAGTTGTACCCGGAGTTACAGTTACATTATTTTTGTAATAACAACCGCCGCCGCCGCCACCTGCTGCGTACCAGTTCATTCCACCACCACCGCCAGCACCTATCGCTACAAAAGAAATTGATGTTGTATTAGATGGCGCAGTCCAACTATATGTTCCGGGGCTTGTGTATGCCTGTTGTCCTATCTCAGGAGTCCCATCCGCCGCACCTACACCTAAAAACATTTGTTGAATAGGACTCATAATTAATAACCTCCGTGTGTGTTAGTTAGTAGGTACATATCAACTGAGTCCGGCACCTGAGATAAAAGCACCATCATGTGATACAAAGATCAGAGTAGCCATTCCTCTTGCACTTAAAGTTCTATTTGCGTCTGTACCATCAGCAGAATTGTATAAATTAAGCCCACTACCTCTAGTTATCGTTTTATCCGTAGTACTAGCATTGATTAGAGTAACGACATCTCCAGCAACAAAAAGATTTGTATTAATAGTACACCCTCCATTTGTAAAGTTTAGAGCTACTGCTTTCCCTGCGTCTGCGGCTACTAAGGTATAGGTAGAACCCTGACTATTGACTGGTACAGAACGCAGGTTGCCTTTGCTGTCTGATACCGTTCCATTAAACGCGGCGTTTTGTGAGCTATCTATTGATAGGGCTTGTACTGAACCTTGTCCAGAGGGAGTAGTGAAAATTTGGAATGATCCTGCAATATTGCTTCCACCTGAAGCATAAATAGAACCGACACCAGCATTGCAATACATTTGCAATTTAGAGTCGTCGTCATCAATAATGCTAAATTGACCGCCATTAGATTTTACTGATAGCGTTCTATTTGGCGATGTTGTACCTATACCTACCTTATTATTCGTAGCGTCAACGTGAAGTGTATTTGTATCGACTGTTAAACCAGCACTTGTAACCGAACCAGCAAACGTGGCGTTTTGTGAGCTATCGAGAGTTAGGGCTTGTGTTCCGTTAGTTGCAAAATCTAAAACATTTGTACCGTGACGATATGCAATATATCCTCTATATTCATCTGCCCCAGAAGTTCCATCGGAAAACATTATAAAGCCATTACTACTTGTTCCTGACCTTATTGAAATTCCACAATGTCCACTATCCGCAATAGTAAGATTATCGGCATCTCCTTCACCTTCCGTAGTCGTTCCTAAAAGTACCCTTCCCGAACTATCAATCCGCATCCGTTCGGTTGGTGACGCTGCTCCATCTGCTGTTGTAAGGAATGTTAAACGTCCAGGCATATCATTTGAGCCAGGAGTTCCGTCAACAAACGCCATTATTGCTGCGGCTCTACTTTCTTTATCAGTTCCATCTGCACCTTGGAAGAATAATGATCCAATCTGATCATCAGCTTGAACTACTGTGTTTGATCCATCTGAAGTTCCTCTTGATTTACCAAAGGTAAGCGCAGAAGCATGAGCATCATCACCGTTATATATAAGACCCAATCTTCCATAATTATTAGTTGTTGATGACTCAAAAATGGCTAAAGGAGTACTACCAAAACTTGCTCCAGTAGTAGCAGTAGTACCCAACAACAAACGACCACTTGAGTCGATCCGCATCATCTCCGATGAACCACCAGAGCAAAAACGAATATCACCAACACGATGCCTGAAATTAACGTGATCTTGACGGTATTGAATTTCTCCTAATCTTGTAGTTGTATCATTTTCAAAAAAGCCAATTTCACTAATATCATCGGCACTTCGACCGATAAGTAAAATGTTTTCGCCACCACCATCTGCCTCCACACAAAGTGGATAACCTGTATTTGTTGTAGTCCTTCCTATTAAAACCCGATTATTCGTAGCGTCAACGTGAAGTGTATTTGTATCTACTGTTAGGTTTCCACTGATACCAAGGGAGGTAAGCGTTCCAATAGAAGTAATATTTGCTTGGGCAGCAGTTTGAATAGTTCCAGTTAAAGGGCCGCTAAACGCAGTTGCCGCAATAGTTCCCGTAAAGGCTGAAGCACTTTTATCCCATACAACATTACTGCTATCTCCTGCGAAGATAACATCTCCTGTAAACGTGCCACCAGTAAGAGGCATTTTGGTTGCGTCAGTTGAACTATCAGCAGCCCAAGTCAGTGTTGTAGGAGTTGACGCATCAGCCTTCAATACCTGACCAGCAGTAGGAGCAACAGCAGGAAGAGTAAGTGTTATATCTCCTGTCTGTGCTTGTGCTTTTAATCCTGTGTAATTAGTACCATCACCATCCGATTCACTAAGCCTTAATTCTTTTCCGTTATCAATAACTAGGTGGTCTGTCATTGTGCCACCAGCTTTAGGTAAAGCCGCATCAGCAGTTACCTGTGCAGCATCAGCAGCATCTTTAGCTGTCTTAACAGCAGCAGGAGTAGCGGCTGTAGTTGCACTTGTACTATCTGCTGCGTTTGTTAATTGAAGAACACCGACTGCACTTGTCGTTCCAGTGACAACTTTTGATCCCGTAATTTGAGCCGAATTAGAAATATCAGCATTAACAATTGCACCAGCAGTAATAGAAGTTAAACCTGCATTATTTATGCTTATGTCTCCTGTAACTGCAACTGCGGCTGCAACTGAAGTGCTTGCACCGTTACCTACAAGAATATAACCACTTGCTACTGAAGCTAATTTGCTATATGCAATCGCAGCATCACTTTTTATATCTACGTTCTGGATCGTGCCATTAGCAAGCATCGTTCCAGTAACAGTTCCAGTATCTCCAGTTGTAATTACTGTTCCTGTTGTGTCTGGAAAAGTAATAGTTTTATCTGACGATGTTGGATCTGCAACTGTTATTGTTGTCTCATAAGCATCAACAGTACTTCCCTCAAAAACAAGCGACCCAGTATTCCCAATCAATATTTGACCAGTTACTTCACCACCAGCTTTAGCAAGTTTTTCTGTCTCCAGTTCTTGCATTGCGTCTTGGACGTTTGTGCTAGAAAGCTGTCCATAAGGTGTGAAAGTAATATTGCTTGCTACCTGACCCGCTACGGTCTGAGATAAATCAATCTCATTCCATGAGGAGCCTGAAGAATTAGTAACTCCAAGAATGTAGTCAGGAGGTGAAAAGGCAACTACAGGAGCTGGAGCTTGAGCCGTCCCGGCTGTATCGACAACCACATATACGCCATCCGTGGTCGAACTGGGACTGGGTAAATTTGAACCTACGGCTAAACCAGCAGCTATACCAGCAGTCGTTGTACTAGCCATTTTTGATGTATTGGCGTTATATGTTCCACCAAAAACGAGACTTCCTTTCGTTAATGTTGTTATTGCTTGCCAAGCGTTTCCGTCATAGATAAAAGCATCTTCTGAAACGGTATCGAACAGTATTTGTCCATTGAACTGAGCCGTTGGATAACCACTCTGAGCTATTGACTGAAATATCGCCGTAGAAGCATTAGATAATTTTGTACCGTCAATCGTGTCGTTCCCAATTCGTGCTGCATCAATACTTCCACTTGTGATTTTAGAGGCTGCTAAATCAGGTATATCTGAAGCTGCAAGAGTTGTTCCTGAAGTTGCAACTCCTTTTGTATTAATCGTTAATTTCGTATAAGTTCCAGCACTAATTCCACTTGTTGAAGTAATTAAGTTTCCACTACCGTCAACAGTTAATCCTCCACCAGATGTAATTTGTACTGCACCTTTAGCTGACGTTGTAGCTATTGGGAGATCACTAGCAACGAGGGCTGTAGCTGCTGTAATTTGCCCAGTATTGTTAAACGTAATTCCAGAAACAGTTGCACCAGTAACGCTAGTACTAAGTGATAAAGCTCCAGCACCAGTAACACTTAGCCCAGAACCAACAGAAACACCACCAACAGCACTAGCAGTGGCAATTGGGAGATCCCCTGCTGCAAGAGCAACTGTACCTGTAATTAAACCTTGGGCGTTATAGGTAATTCCAGATCTTGTCGCTGCTGAAACTGTGTTATTTATTCCGAGGTTTCCACTTGCAACATTTATAGAACGATCAAGGTTAGAAGTATTTAATTTTGCTGGTGTAATTGTTGCATCTCTAATTTTTGTCGCACCATCTAAACCAGTTGATGAATTAGTAGATGTCTCAACTTTGTCATTTGTGATCGCTGCATTTTGGATAGCAGATGTATCACAAGCATTGTTAGCGAGTTGAGAATCCGTTACGGAATTTGCCCCAAGCTGAGTTGAAGTAATACTTCCTGAAACCAGCTTTGTCGCTGCGATACTTCCCGCTAGTTGAGCGTTAGTAATCGTTCCAGTTAATGACCCTGCTGGATAATTAGTTGCATCAGCAAGATCTAAAGCTGGAGTCGTATCGCTACCACCAAGGCTTAATGTCACGCCTCCAATATTGATTGACGAATTAGCTAATTTTGAATTTGCTATCGAGCCAGCTAATTGTGCATTAGTGATCGTTCCCGTTAAGGCAGATGTTGGATAATTAGTTGCACTTGTAAGATTTAATGCTGGTGTAGCGTTTGTTGCTCCAAGAGCTATTGATACTCCACCTAAAGATATTGATGAATTTGCTAATTTATTATTTGCTATTGACCCTCCTAATTGAGCATTGCTTATTGTTCCGCTTAAAGATGAAGTTGGATAATTTGTTGCGTCAGTAAGGTTTAAAGCTGGAGTTGCATCTGTACTTCCTAATGCAAGTGTTAATCCACCAAGACTGATACTTGAATTAGCGAGCTTTACATTTGTGACATTTCCATCAGTAATGCTATTGGTTACGACTGTGTTTGCTCCAAGGCTTGCAAGTGCTGTCCCTGGAATACTGCCAGCATCTATTAAAGCAACACCTTTTTCAACCAGTGCTTTTGCCGTAACCTTTTTTGTTTCGCTTGCCGAGGTATCGACAATGGCTAACTCATCAGTAGCCGCTATATTTGCCTCGGCTAACGAGGGTAGTTGACTGATCTGTAGGTCTGCCATTTGTTATCTACACTTTCGCCTAGTTTAGGGTGCAATACCTACTAAGTTGCGTCGTCTTCCAAGAAAAGTTTATTTCCATCTTCTTGTAGTAGGTAATCAGTAGATTCTTGTAGTAAATATCCAGGCGTTGCTCCAACCTTTAATTGGAAAGCCCCAGAAGTTACAAAGTCAATGCGTGTCTCGACTATTCCTACATTTGGAATAGTTATTGCACAGTTAGTTACTTGTCCTTCACATTCATACCAGCAATTATTTACTGACCCTGCTGATTCTCTAAACAAAAAGAATCGTCCATTAAAATCTGCGCCTTGTTGTAAACGCAATACTAAACGAGCTAAATAAGCTGAAAATTCTTGATCAGTGCTGTAATCAGGATCACTTGCAACATATCTATATTCCCATTCACAAGTCATTGATCCTTGACCTGAAATCCGTCCAGCTTCATATTGCTGACGAAATTCATCACCTAATAATTCAACTTGTACTTGTTCTCTTGTTGTAGTGAACTCGTAGTTTTTAACCCTTGCTAAAGGTCGATAAGATGTATTTCTTGCTTTTAATGAAATTTCCTTAGAACTTGATGGAGCTACCAATGTCACTGCATTACTACTTCCACCACCTACAGCATGAGCAAAAGAGTTATATAAACGCATCCCACCAACATCATCTACATGAACAAACCAGCTTCCATCTGGATAGTTATGACCATTAACTAACTGTAAATTTGATCCATCTTTTGTAGATATTTCAAGCTTATCCCCAGTGATAATGCTTCCAGAAGCAAAATCAACTGAGAATCTTTTACGACTTGTATTGACATCACTGGTATCAAGAGTCGTGGTCAACGCATACTGCAAAGAGGTACGTTGTAATTCAATAAACCCTTTTTGACCTAAGACAACAGGCATTAGATTGATACAGCCGAAGGTGCGCCATTCGCTTCAAAACTAATATCTGCTTTTAGAATTTCACCTTGGGAACTACTAATTGCTGCACTTGTTATGACACCTTCTACCGTTATGTATTTGACTGTATTTTGATAATCTTTAAAGCCAAGTTTGAATGTAGCCGTAGCTGAATCAGCAGCAATACCAGCAACACTTGATGATGTTCGAGCTTTTATGATCTTATTTAATAATGTTGTTGCTTCATTAGAACCACTGGCATCACTGTAATAAGCAATGGAACAACTGCCACTAGCACTTCTCATTCCGGCGATCAGAGTACGATCAGAGTCGCCTAAAGAAGTTGTTTCAAGAGTTGCTTGTGTAGCACTGAAAGACCAGCTTTCAACTTTGGCAGCAGCAGTGTTGCTCCCGTCTAAGTAAAGCTGTCCATCTTTACCTGAGTAAAATCCCACTGAATGTCACCAAATAATAGTTATATATAACTTATTTTAGGGTGCATCGAGGCAAGCAACAAAAGAACAAGTGACATTACTAATTCCTGGGTAGACGTTTGTTACTTTTGGAGGCTTTAAATATCTCCATTTCAGACTTGATCCTGATTCTTTTAAATAAGAAAGAAGACTTGCATTAGTAACCCCTGCTGTTGCATGACCACCGTTAAAGGTTACATAATCCCAATCAGCATTTACGTTTTCATAATTAGCAAGGATCAAAGCAGCATCAGAATCAGAGATGTTTTGGAAGCCAAGAGTCAAAGTTGCATTAACTCTTTTATTTCCATAACGCAAATGCGTTTTAGTTCCATCTAATGACTCAAAGGTATTACTTGGGTATGTTCCTGGCTCATAACTCCTTGAATTAGGTTTAACAGCAGGGAAAGCAACAGCACTAGACATGATTAATTCCTCTCAATTTTGAAATGTGTGTTTGTATCCCATCCTTGTAGGACAGTTAACTGATCAGAAGAGTTAACAGGAGCATGACTACCTGATACTTCTATTAAACCGTCTTCAGCGTAGGAAAGACTTTCAACTTTATAGATTCTATTTTCTGTTGTCGTGTTTTTAACAGTAAATAATTTCCCTGCATGAGCTTGAATACTTGATGGACTATCAAAATTAATACTTGTAGTTGATACATTCTCTGTCCCTGGCTTCCATACATAAACAGATTGTGTTCCTGTTAAATCATCCATACTGACAACCTTTCCATCAGGAGTAATTGCACCATTTCTAAATCGACTTGTATGAGTAGCTTCTGAAACTAAACGGAAATAATCACCTGGAACTAAACCAACTACATATTGAGGAGCCGTATTAAAAGAAAGACCATGATCAACTTCTTTGCGTGTTTTTAAAGCAAACATGGCAAAATCTAATGCTTGACTTTCTGAGGTACAGAAACCTGAAAGATCAAAGGTTTCTATTGGATCATCACCTGTAGCACTACCACCATAAGCAGGGAGCAAGCTTACAAGCATTGATAATGTTTCAGGGAAACCATTTGCTTTTTCTTTCCTGTAAAGCACATTGGCTTTAAAGATTTGTCTTTCTTCTGGAGATAGGAAACTGACTTTTAAATCAGCAATATTGCCATCAGTAAATAAAGCTTTCACATAGTTTTCATCACCTATCTTGCTTAAATTTTCATTGAAAATAGGTTTTTTACCTGTAGCGATATTCACCCCATGATTGATACTAAAGTCATCATTAAAAGGCAGTGTTGGAACTAAGCTAAATTTTCCTCCAATAATTGTGAAATCAAGTAAGCAATATCCAGCATGACGATGAAGAAAATCTCTTAAATTAATTTTCTCTGTAATTGTTCCATCCCAAAAATATCTATTTTTCTTGCAGTAATTAGCAGCTATTTTCATATCTTTTAGTTCAACAGAATCAGCACCAACCAAATCTCCAGCACCTAAGTTTGAGTCTGTTAATAAGGCATAAGCTATTTCTGGGAATAAATTTGTTGCTGCATCAGAACCACCACTAACTAAATCTTTAACCTTGATGCCTTTTTTAAAGTAAGCAGAAAGCTGAGTGAAATTTGTCCACTCTTTTGAACTATTTAATCTAATACCTACATAAGATAAATCACTATATTGAACGGCTTCTGGAAGAGTTGTAATCTCGTTCACGAAACAAATTTCATGTTCAGGGCCGTCTTGATGACTACATCTATCACCCTCGTATGGAGTCCAATCAGCAACTACGTCATAAGGATTTAAGTTGTCATTTAAGATACTTTCTGTCTTTTGTTCTACGTTAATAACAAGGCTATCTATACCAGGGAAATCACCTGTAGCTGGTATTTTTAATTTATCGTCAGGGTGATAACCAGTACCCATATTATTTGCATCAACAGTCCATCTTGCAGCGACTAAATCATCACCTCCTGTGACTGTTTTTTTCCATACTTCTAAATCAACCTTTAAACCTGAACCACCACCAGAAGAACCAGTAGCGTATTGAACCGCAACGCTATATTTTTGGCTTGGAGCTAAAACAGTTTTGTAATCATATTTGTCGATATAAAACTTAGTTGGATCATTATTTGGATGACCATTACCAGCATTTAAAGAAGCAACAAATTTACTTGTTACTCCATCATTAATCCAATCATTGTAGAAAGTGATATTAGGCCAGTAACCAGCACCTCTTGGCGTTCCTGTAGTAGGTGTTCCCCAGTAGCCGCTATCTCTGCTTATATCAAACCAAAGGCCCCATCCATGCCCTGCGTAATTACCTTCAGCATCATCCCATTCAACATAAATAATGACCCTATTAGCAGCATAATAATCAGTCATGCTTGGATCTAAGACCCATTCCTGTGAGCTTGGTATTTGGAACGCTCCACCGTTACTCATCCATTTATTTAAACCACTACTCGTCTTTAAAGTTTCTACTTTTCCTGTGTAATAAGTTTCATCTGGATCACCTAATTTCCACTCTGTATTATTTAAGTTTGCTGTGCTTAATGTATAACCTTCATCACCAGCAAATCTTATAACAAATCCATTTGAACTAAATGTTTCTATGTCTTGATGTTCTTCATTATTAGAAGCACTTAAAAGATTAACTCTTTGTCCAATCTTTGATTGATTTTTAGTAATATAATTACCAGGGTAAGGTTTAAATCTATATTCATATTGTTTACGATCAGGATGTGCAATAGAGATAGAATTATATTGAGTTTCAGGCGTGTTTCCTCTTACAGCAAATAAACCTGTATGGTTGCCTAAAGTATTATTTAAGTTAATCCAATTATTATTACCACCAACTTCTCTTACTTGTAATCTAAAGAAACTCATCCTAGAAGCAAATAGATCCATCTGACCTAATTGGATCTGAGTTCTATCGTTCCATGCACGATCTAAAGCTTCTTCATTAGGCTGACTATTAACATTTGCTGAGCTAATTTGTTTAAATACTTTTGATTTAAGACCTATTTCTGTGATCCAACAACTACGGCTATTTGTAACAGTACCAAGTGCTAATCGTTGGATTAAATAAATATTATATCCATCTAATAATTGTCTATTTTCTGTATTAGGTGGAACACCTCTTTGTTGATAATAAATCTTTCTACCGTTAACATCCCAAGCTTTATTATCATCATGTTCCCATCTAGGATTATCACAATGGGAAGCTAAATTACCAAAGGCATCAACGCTTCCAGATTCAGTAATTTTAAAGTGATAATGCTTTGAGCCTTCAATACTCCAAGGTGTTGATTCTGTTATGTCATAGCATTTTGCAACTGCTGTTCCGATCATGTAAGACTCACCTTTTGCAATATTTACATCAATCGTTTCTCGTATTGAGCTTGTAGCTGTATCAATATCTTCTACTCCATGAGGTGTATAACCAAATTGCTCATCGGTGTCAGCGTAAACATTCTGTCTACCAATAGGATCATCTTTTGCACCACCAAATACCTGATAGCCAATTTCACTATTTAAGTTTCCAGCATTAGTAGTTGTGGAGACACCAGCACGAATAGGCCATTTAGCAATTTCTACTTTCTTACGTTTTCTAAGTGTGTCTCTAGAGGCAGGGTTAGTTGATCCTCTTGGCGCACGAATTAACTGATAAGGCAACCTGTAATAGTTGCAATTAGGCATCGGTGCATAAAGACCGAAGACAGTTTGTGTAGAAGGGTTTCTGGTACTACTTGTAGCTTTAGATGTTGTTGGATCTCCTGATTCACTAGGAGCTTCAATAGAAAAAGGATCAGAACTTAAAATTGATTCATCTAATTCTGATTCTGAATACTTGTCATTAGTATCTAATCTGTTATTTGACTGACTACCATCGCTGAAATAAAGAGCAACTTTGCTGTTGTTATAAGAGTTAAGCAACATATCACCAATTGCATAACCTTCATATTCTGGATTTTGCTTCCCTGTACTTGGATCTGCTGTTCTATCTATTGAACCAAGGGAAAATAAAGCCATTGCCTTTAGCTGCTGTAGCTTTCCAAGGCTTAAAAGTTGTGACCATAAAAGCTGTGAATTTACCCTTACTCCACCATAAGTAACACCACCTTCTGTCCTTCTATTAGCAAAAACAAGAGGAACGATACTGCCTAATACAGCGAGTTCTTGTAGAGAGTTAAAAGCAAATTGTGGAGCAAATTTCTTATTACCTATTGCGTCTTCTGTTCTTTGAGAACCACCAGCTTTCAGTGCTTTTGGCTTTGGTGATAACAAATAACCAATCGCTGTTAAAGCA